TAGAAAATGTGTCTGTATTGTGGCAACCTAATATTACAAAATCACAACAAGAAAAGTTAGACTCAATATTAGAAAACGAAATGTTATTACATATTCTTGTAATGAATGTTGAAGCTTTATCTACAGAGAAAGGTGTAAACTTTGCTAGAAAATTTATTAACTCACACAATACTTTAATGGCTATTGATGAGTCTACTACAATCAAAACACCTACAGCAAGAAGAACAAAAAATATTATTATGTTAGGTAAAAATGCTAAGTATAAAAGAATCATGACTGGTTCTCCTATTACAAAGAACCCATTAGATTTGTATACTCAATGTGAGTTCCTTGATCCGTGGTTATTGGACTTTAGTTCTTACTACGCGTTTCGTAATAGGTATGCTGAAATGAAAACAATGCATATACACGGACGTTCTATCCAGGTAGTAGATAAGTTTCAAAACTTAGGTGAGTTATCAGAGACAGTAAAACAATTTTCTTACAGAGTATTGAAAGAAGATTGTTTGGATCTACCACCAAAAAACTTTATCAAACGTCATATTACATTGACACCTGCACAAAAGAAACTTTATGAGCAGATGAAGAAAGCAGCTATGGCTGTATTAAATGGTAAAGTATCTACGACCATGACTGTGCTCACACAGTTAATGCGTCTACATCAAATTACATGTGGTCACTTTACTGCTGATGATGGTTCTGAACAAGAAGTTGAAAGCAATAGAATGAATGAGCTAATGTCTATTCTTGAAGAGACAGATGGTAAAGCGATTCTATGGGCTAACTATCAAAAAGATATAAAAGGTATTATAGATAATATTGTTAAGAAGTATGGTCCGGGATCCGTGGTTGATTATTATGGATTAACGCCACAAGAAGATAGGCAAGATAACATTCGTAAGTTTCAGAATGATCCTGAATGCAGGTTCTTGGTTGGTACACCACAGACAGGTGGTTATGGTATTACACTTACACAGGCCAATACTGTGATTTATTATTCTAATGGTTATGACCTAGAGAAGAGACTGCAATCAGAAGACAGAGCACATAGAATAGGACAAAAGAAAACAGTGACTTATATTGATTTGATTTGCGAGGACACTGTTGATGAGAAGATTGTGAAGGCTTTAAGAGATAAAATAAATATTGCATCTGAAGTCATGGGTGAAGAATTAAAAGACTGGATCTAAACTATATCTTTTGCTTTTCCAATTATTGGTTTGTATTTAGTTTTACCTTCTGATTTATACGCGTGCATAAACTGCTCACGTCTTCCTTCTGGAATCCAACTACAATGTATCCATCCACTGTTAGGTTCACCTGGAGTGTAGAACTCAAGAATCAGCTGATCTGTTTCTAGGTTCTGTTTAATCCAATCAGCGACTTCAGCATTGTCAACTCCAACACATTCGAAATCTGCCGCCTCAGCTTTTGCATGTTGGCTGTTCTGACTCGATCCTATGGCAAGGCACAGCTCTACACTACGGAACCCGCTAGTGACTTTTACTCTACCAAAATGGTCCCGCACTGGCTGTAAAATATTTTCACAAAGTGCTTTTAGTTTTTCTATTTGACCTGCGTTTGGATTATTATTGATTCCTTTACGAACAGCTGTGTCCGATTTAATTAATTCTAAAAGGGTAAAATTACGAGATAGATTCATTTTTTATACTGTTCCTTTTATCCAATTATCAAAATTCCATTCTTGCCATTGAGCATATGGTATTTTAATATCACTACGACTTTTTTCAACATCTGCTTCAGACATACCTTTAACTATTTTTATAATTTTTTCAATGTTCACTTTATCATGTTTATTCCATACATCTTTTGCATGTTTCCAAAAAACTGTATCATATATAGAACCCGTTGAATAGTGCCATAAAATAAAATCTTGTATATTAGTAATGTAGTCTTTTATTTCTGAATGAACGTCTCTTTTATCTTTATTATTAAACATAAAGTCAAAATAAGATTTATTAGAAACGATATAAGTTCCCATAGCTGTAGCTTCTAATGGTTCTAAAAAAAATAATCTATTTCCATTTAAAAAAATTCTATTATCTATAATAGGTTCTTTAGCAACATATTGAGAAAAAGGAAAAACTCTATTAACTTTTTCTACTCCAAAAGATTCTGCAAAATCTTTTTTTGCATCTTCAACAGATGTTATATTATTATTAAAAACATATCCAAGTGATGTTTTATCTGGTAAAGGTATATAAAAACACCAACCATTTTTATGTGCTATTGATCTGGTATATTTTACGTCGTTTTCTTTTTTAGGTAAAAAACCTAACAAAGCACAATTAAACGGATTCGTTAAATTATCATATTCAGTAAAATTTTTTGGAGTACCTCTACAATCTATAATATAATCTGAATCAATTTGATTGTAGTCTTGTATGTTTTCATCTACTTCTTTAAAATTAACTTTTAAATTACTACAAACAAAATCTTGAAATTGTTTAGGTTCAAAGTGAAGAGAGTATAGACCCACAGGAAAATGATGAAATATTTTATTTTGTTTAGATCCAAAGTTTTCATACATTATACCTGTTTTCATAGTTGTAGGAAATTTATTAATATAACCTGAATCGAAACTTTTAAATAAAAGTTCTGGAAAATCTAAAGTTGTACCTTGACCTGTTGGTACAGGTGGTATTTTAGAATCATATAATAATTCTATTTCAACTTTTGTGTTTACAATATTTCTGTGATGTGAAAAAAACATTGCGGATATACATCCGGCATTGCCTCTACCGATAATCGATATTTTCATTACTCTATAATTTTTTTAATTGCTTTTGATCCGTCGATATTTTCTTCAAGTTCAACTTTCACTTTTCCGCATTTATAATTTATATTATCACCTGCTGTACGTTCCGCAACCCGCTTTCCCTTGAGACAGTCACTCATTGCAGGTTGGATTCGATGTTCCTTTAATTCTCCTGCTACAAACATACAAAGTGCAACTACTGTGCTAATGACCGTTTCCATTTGCTCTTACCTTATCTTTTAATTCTTCAATATCACTTAAAGCTTTTTCTAATTGTGATTTTAAAAATTCTATGTTGACTTTATTAGTCATATTCATTTCTTGAGTAGATTGTAGCTTCTCTACAGTTTTATAAAGATCTTCCAATAAAAAATGTTGCTCCTGGTCCACGGGCACTTGTTGACTTTTCTTCAACAAATCATTTTCAAACAACTCACGCGATGTTTCTAACGATACTAATCTCGAAGTAAGTTCTGTATAGCCGAGCACGCCCATTGCGACGAGCACGATCAGGCTAGCAACCGTCTTCATAGGCATCTGCACTTTTGCCTCTTCTCCGATGTTAAGTGGTTTATTGGACATTAGGACCTCCACAGAAAGCTAGAATAACTAGCATCACAATCAATAAACCTGTAGCATAATAATTCATCCTGGCTATCTCCATAAATTACTTCCAAAATTGCCACCACTTTTTGTTTATTTTTTTATCATGTTCACAAGTAGAACAACCACAACCATTACCAACTTGACATATGTCACCACAATGACAATCATGTTCACAATTTATACAAATCATTTTTTCTCCTCAATATCATAAAACATTTTATCAGAATCTTCTGTTACCCAATCCGATCCTTCACAGTCCCAGTACGTAGTTTGTACGCTATAGTCCGGCCAATCATTATCGGTTGTATAACTGTTCACATGCCAAATGATTCTGTTGTTTGGCTGCGCTGCATAATTACCATTTTCCAATGCCATTATGTGTGCACACTTGTGCTCTTGCGGAATTTCAGAATGTTCCGTATTTAGTATATTAGTCTCTGGATGCGCCCAGTCAACTGTAAAAAGATATTGACCTGGATAAAATTTCTTATCTTTACCAATAAATTTACCGTCTATACCAGCCAACCAATCAAAACAATGGATACTAGGATAATAACTAAAGCAGTTCCACAGTTGGAGTTGATCCACTCGCATATCAGGCACGTCTTGTCTTTCAAACTCTTTTTGAAAGAAGGCTGAAATAGGTAGTCTATAAAAGACAGCACCATTTGGTAGCATGCAATGAAATAAGATAGCACGACCTGAAATAGAGCTAAGCCCAAAGATAACACAGTCACTAGACTGTCCTTTATTTTTTTTAAGATCATAAAGATATTCCTTCCTTATTTTACAATAAATCGGCGGTATATTAGCATTTAAATAAGACATAGTACATTATTTTATTTCACCCCAATTAGGGCCAGATTCATAATCTACTTTATTAGGTACTTTCAAGTCAACTGCATTTTCCATTATGTCTTTTATTTTTTTAGCTTGACTCTCTGATTCAATAGAAAAATCTAATTCATCATGTATTTGTATATGACCTATTAAACCTTCTTTATATAAATCAACCATAGCTTTCTTTGTCATATCAGCTGCACTACCTTGAATTAATTTATTTAATGCTTTGTATGTAAAGGCTCTACGTGTTGAATTATTGTGCCAGTAATTTTTTTTAGGATTACCTTTTGTATCTTTTAAAATGTTTCCATCTCTGTCTTTTAAATGTGGACCCATCTCTTGTAATTCTAACATAGTGTCATGATCTTCTGCAGGAACAAATGTACCCCAATCTGAACCTCTAAGTATTGGTTCATACTTAGGAAATCTACAACGTCTACCAAGTAAAGTTTTTATTTGTCCTTTTGATTGTGCAGCAGACATAACTTGATTCATTAGTTGTTTTACAAATGGAACTCTACCATGATAAGTATTAAATAATTCATCTGCTTTATCTTTTGAAACATTTAATTCGTTTTGAAGTTTTGCTTTACCCATTCCATAAAATAAACCTAAGTTAATTGTCTTAGCTTCTTTTCTATCTATCTCTGCCATGTCAGCTACGATTTGATGAAAGTCTGTTTTAGGATCTTCTTGATAAGCTTCTGATATTGGAGTCGCTGAATCCAAACCAAATCTCAATGCATAGTGTGCAACAAGTCTTGGTTCTTGTTGTGAGTAGTCAAACGTACCCCATGTACAACCTTCTTCAGGTACAAATAAACTTCTTATTAATGGGCCCGTATCTGGATCACGTGCCGGAATCTGTTGTAGATTAGGATTTGCATATGAAAATCTTCCTGTAACTGTACCGCCATCATCAGATCTAATTTGATTTATATCTGCATGTATTCTGCCTAAATGTGAATGATTTAAAATAGTATCAATAAAAGTTGTACTGACCTTGTTTATTTTTCTAGCTTCTGCTATCATACGAACTACAGGATGTTCATGAGAAGAAATAAAATTTTTAGTAAATGAAGGAGAGTCAGTCTTTTCAGTACGGCTATAAGGTAGCTTCAGTTTTTCAAAAACTTGTGCAATCGATCTGGCTGCCCATATCTGAGTGTCTATTCCTGTTTCTATTTTTATTTGTTGTAATAGGTTTTTTTCTTTTATTGCCATTGCTGTTTTTAATTGATCAGCTTTCTCTATATCTACCCGAACACCTAGGTGGCGCATATCGACTAAACAAGGAAAGAGATCAGTCTCAAGATTAAATATATCTTGTAGATCATCTTCAATAATAATTCTTTTTAAGTGATGCCATAATAGTAAAGTTAGTTCAGCATCTTTTTCTGCATATGCTCCAACTTCCATAGCAGGTAATTTCCACATATCAGCTTTAGGATCTAATCCTCTTTCTTTAGCTGCTTTGTTTAGTAAAGCTTCATTCTTACCTTGATTTAAATAAACCCAAGACAAAGAGTTTAATGAATATTGAAATCTATTTTCATCTATTATAGATGCTGCAATCATAGTATCTATAATTAAACCATTAATTTTAATACCTAAATTACGTATCCAACATACATCATACATTGCATTGTGAAATATTTTTGTAGCAGGTGATTCACAGACATCTGTAAACCAATCTAAAACTTTTTTACGATCCATATTAGGACCTTCACCATGTGCAATAGGAAAGTATGCTTTATAACCATCTACAGCTACAGCTATACCTACTACTTCACCACTACCTCTAATGGCCCCTGAACCCAGTTTCTTTAGTTCTGGATCTCTTGTTTCCAAATCGATTGCTATTTCTTCTGCTGATCTTAAATCAGGAAACTCTTTTGGCATAGACCATTCTGTAGTAGGCATTAACATTTTTTCTTCTCCCTTTTATCGTGATAAACTTCGTACCATGTATCACATTTTTTACAGTCATACATACTGACAATATTATATTCTTCTACGTCTTCTGTATCATAATCATTTTGCCAAATTAATTCTGATCCACATGTAAAACATTTTGGCATTATTTTTTCCTCTTCATATCTTGCATTTTTTTAATTTCTAATTCACAATAATGAATTACTTTCTCTAAATCTTGTATACCATTTTTATTCATATAACGGCATACATACTTTATAACGTTTCCTTGAAAAAAAGAAAGATCGTTTTTAGAAATAAATTCATATGGTTGAATATGAAAATCTTTATAGTGACTCCCACCTATCTGCTTATCTTGTGGAAACACTTTATCAAACATATCTTTATTACTCATATTTTCTCCTTTAAGTTATTTGTGGCAGTTGTTGGTTTAACGGGTTAAAAAACATAGGGGCTCGCGACCCGAACCAACTCCCCTCGTTAAAGGAGGATGCTGCCACCCACCCCATAGGAAATGTCGCTACCCCGTTCTGTTTACACTGTTGTGTAATTCTATAATTTGTATGCATTGGCTTTCTTTTTAGCTTTTAATTTATATAAATTATTTCTAGCACGTGTGATTCCTACATACCAAACTCTATGTTCTTCATCACTTTTACTTTTACTTTTACGTACTGCTTTTTTAATTTTATTTGGTTGATCTAAACAAAGTATTACATTGTCTTGCTCACCACCTTTGAATGCATGTATAGTTGATATAAATATTCTAGCAGGTGAATCTAAATCTTCTCCATTCTCCATCATTTCTTTAATGTATTCCTTATCTTCATATTCAACTTCTTTGAATGCATCAAACCAATCTAAATCTGGATCCCAATCTTCCATCTTTTTTCCAATGTATTCTTCAATATCTTTCCATTCTTTTTCATCTAATATCTTTCCTCTACACCAAGAGTTATAATTAACATGTGCATTATAGACTCTGACTCTAAAAGATTTTTCTTTCTTTGTTTGATAATATAAATTTCTTTCTCTTAATTCTTTTTTCATACTAACTAATCTACTAATAGTTCTAGTTAATATAACCCATTTCCCTGTTGTTAAATCTACGTGATCTAAATTATTTATATATTCACACTCACCTTCATGGTTTCTTGGATAGTAATCTTTTTCTTTTCTTAGTCCTTCTATTTTTTCAATAGGTATCTCTGATTGTTCTTGAACTGCTCTAGATATTCTTTTTGAATATTTTAAAACTTTTTCTTCATCAGCTTTTTGACTTATAAATCTATCTACATCTGCACCAGCCCAGGCAAAAATAGCTTGATCATCATCACCTGCTAAATAAATATCATCTGTGTGTTCTTTTAATTTATCAAATAATTTCCATTGTAATGGTGATAAATCTTGAGCCTCATCAATAAATATAACTTTGAATCTAGGTAAAGATTCTTTATCAATTAATTGTTTTATCATGTC